TTACTTGAACCACTAAACTTTTGAATGATTCGTCTCTCTATAAGCTCCCGCTCCTCTTCAGTTGGTACTCCGTTGTTGAAGTTAATCAACATAGAAGGACTCAATCCGTTCTTAATGTTGTTGATGTGGTAGTTAGCTACCTCCTCTTCCAACTCTGCATAAGGTAAACCACCTTGATAGTCTACTGGTGAGTAGTAATAAAATCCACTACGATAAGGCTTGATACAATAAATCTCTAACCCTTCACCCTTTTCTCCATACCCAAAGGCAGGAATGCGAGTAGGCTCAAATCCCTTCTTACGAATCTTTGTCCAATCTTTAGAGTAGTAGTATCCTGTAACCTCTCCGTCATCATTCATCTTCTCAAAGCGGAGTGTCTCAATAGGCATATGCTCTACTTGTACAATCTTCGTCTTATCCTTGTTATAGATAACTTGGAATGCTGCTTGACCCATTGCCTTCAAATCAAAGGTCACCTTTCTCATACAAGTACGAGAGAAGAGACTCTTCATCATTGCGTACTCATCGGGCTTACGAGAAGCATCTGTAGCATACAGACCCTTACCATAGATAAGTTCACTCATCCCATTGATAATGGCATTGTTAGTAGCACTCCCATTGTATCTGTCTATAAGAAATTGGAAGTAGTTATTGTCATCTCCATAAGCTACCCACTCCTTACGGTTATCCTCAACCACTTGAGGAGTAGTGTGAGATGCCAAGTTTACGATGCGTATATTGCTCATCGGTAAATGTATTGATTATCGTTATCGGTGTCCTCGTAATAGGTGAACTCACCATTATTTACAGAGAACTTCTCAAGATTTGTTTGGTTAGTACAATAGACCTTACCTCTATATATCTCGTTTGTTCCTGTTATTCTAATTGTATAGTATTTACCCTCTACGAATGTATAGGAAGGTGTGATATGGAGGTAGTTCGCCTCCTTCGTAGCCGTTAAAGACTCCGTAGCAGATACATTTGTTTCCTCATCAGTAATCTTTACCGATACGCTTAAATCAAACGCTCTGGGGACAAAGTATATCTTTTTATCCGTTGTGGTTACTATATGCATAATAAGTTAACCATAACAAAGGTAAAGTGTTATCAAAAAGAAAGGGCAACCCCGAAGAGCTGCCCTAACCAAACCAAAACACCTATGTAGTGTCCTACAAATATACTACTTTATTATGAAAGCACAATAGTGTCTGTAGCAGAAGTCATTCCTGCAAATGGACTACCTGCAACTGCTCCATCAATGAAGTTAGCAGCAGTACGCTCCATAGCGTTGAATGTAAGAGTGTATCCAGATAGGTCACCCATTGCAGCACCACTAACGATAGTACCACCAGTAACATCAGCACCATTCTCACGACCTACCAAGTAAGCGTTTCCGTTGTAGTCTTCTACAACAATGTGAGGTCTGCCGTATGCCATCAACTTCAACTCGTTGTTATCCTCTTTGCTTAATTGTGGCAAAGTAAGGCTAACCGCTTGGTCAAAGAAGACTGTTCCATTTTCACGAGAAGCATTGATTGTCTGCTCTACGCTTGAAGCACCCTTCAACTCGTATTTGTAAGCAGAGAATGTTCCCGTCATATCAGTTACCTCATCAGAGGTAAGAGAAATCGTACCTAAATCACCGAAGTCTACGAAGTAAACCGCTTTGATTCCACCTACCGACTCACGGCAAGGTAAAGCACGACCTTTTGTTAAATCACAAGCCATATTCTTTATTTTTTTTATAAAAAAGGGCAGACAAGCATATGCCTACCTGCCCCTTCAATTATTAACTAAACTACTTCTTATGTGTAGTAAACGATGTCAGCACCGATTCCGTATTGTACCGCAGAAGTAAAGCGCATTACAACACGAACATTTTGAGAACCATCAAGGTCAGCCATATCAATTAGCTTCACCTCGTTGTGGTCGCTTAACAAACCAGTACCGAAGAACAAGTTTGATTTTTGAGCTGCTACCATATCGTTGTCTGCCATACCAGAACATACGAACAACTTAACACCATCAAAAGCAAGGTCACCACCATTGAACCAAGTAGTACCAGCGTTGTTTACACCATTTGCTCCAAGACCGTTAGCACCGAATCCACCTAATGCACGAACATAAGCACGAGCAATGTTTTGAGATACATAGATGTACAAGTCTTCTTTTCCGTAAACCGCAGTTGGGATAGCATCAACTACTTTACCCAATTCGTCAATTACATTAGCAGCAGTAACTGTAGTACCTACTACATCAATAACTGTTGCATCAGCAGCCAACAAAGTAGCAAAGCCGTCAAACTCACCTGCGTTAGCAGTAACACCCGTCCAAATAGTCTCTTCAGTCTTCTGCGCTACTTTAGCAGCGATGTGACCGATTACATAATCAGCGAATGATGGAGGAAGAGTGTCAAATGCACTATATCCCATCTCAATCGCCATCCAGTCGTTATGTAGGTCTTTTCTACAAATTTCAAGATTTACTTGGAACTCTTCGGGCTGAAGAATACGCTCTGCAAGAGTAACTGTGCTTTGGTCAGCGAAGTCACACGCAGCGTCTTTTACCAATGCGTTAGTAGAAAGAGTTTTCATTACCTCTTTGAACTTAACATTTGGTTTTACAGTAATACCGCCACCTTCAATGGTGTCGGCTGATAACAATGCGGCAGAGATGTATTTTCCTGCAAACTCTCCTGCATATGTAGTTGTGATTGATGTAGCCATCTTTCTATTTATTTAATTATTGATTGTTGTTATTGTTTAAACTTTAAAACCCTTTGCTTGGTTTTTAACCTCACGCTCTCCAAGAGCCATTGCTTGATTAGCATCCTTAATAATATCTAAAGAAGATTTAAGAGCAGGAACATCATTTACATTCATTCCTAAATCTTTTACTTGTTTAGTAACCGTAGTCATATCTTTTTCAAGTCTACTCATCAAGTCTTTTAATTCCGAAACAGACTCGTTTAAGTCAAGTGTTGCTCGGTAAGCAACCTCGCCTTTAGCTTCCGATGTATCAGTTTGCTTACGAACTTTCTTTTGTAGTGCGTTTACTTTTGAAGCCATAGATGCAACTTCTTTAGCAGAAGCAAGTTCTATTTGCTCTTCGCTCAACTCAACCTCTTTAGAAGCCTCTTTAGCTGATAGTTCAGCCCATATCTTTTGTATGCTCTTCATTATCCTAATTTGTCAAAGATTCTTGATAGGGTGTCTTTCTGTGCGCCTTTAGCAAACTTGTGCATCTCTACTGGTTTAGTGTCTGGAGAGTGCTTGATAGGCTTTGCAGCAGGTTCGTCAGCAGACATCTCTACTTCTTCAGCCATCTCTTCTTCTTCCTTCGGAGACATCATTGCTTTGATTTCTTCAATCATAGCCTTCATCTCTTCAACCGCAGCAGATAACTCTTCTTTAGTAGCGTAGCTCATCTCCTCTTTAGGCTCTTCTTCAGATTGTTCTACTTCTTCTTCTTGAGCAGGTGCTTCTTCTGGTGCTTCTTCCGCCTCTGGCTCAACACCTTCACGAACTTCAGCAATGATACCTTCTTCAGCAACTACAAGGATGCGACCATCTTCCAAAGTGTACTCACCTACAGGTAGAGCAATCTTCTCGTCTTCTTCAGTTACGATGAACACCTCTTGGTTAGGCTCAAATGCTTCGGCTTCAATAGTAGTGCCGTTCTCTAATTTCATAGACTCTAACTTAACCTCATCTTGTAGGTTAAGCAGTTCCATAATCTTGCTTAATGTTTCTTGTGATTTCATATCTTGTTTATTAAAATGCGCCATACAATTTCTTGATTTGAGAAATCAATCCTCTTGCTTCTTTGATACCAACCTTGCTTGATTCTATTTTGTTTTTAACGATAGCAGGTAAGTCAACACCCAAGTCTTTTGCTGCTGCTAATGCATCGTCTCCTATCTTAACTGCTTTTTCGTAGTCATTGATAACAGACTTGTATTTGTTTTCAGCCTTTCCTAAAGCATCAATTAAGTTCATACCGATAGATGTATCAGTATTTACTGCGCTTTCAAAAACCTTTGTAAAGTCTTCTACTAAACCCAACTCCACCTTCTGTGTAGAGAGCTTTGCGAATACCGCCTTTTCAGTTTTGCCTTGTTTCATTATAGCTTGTTTGAGATTACTCCTACTTCGTTAGCGTACTTGCTTAAATCTGATACCCAAGTATCAGCAGCGTAATTCATATCAAGGTCTACACCAAGTTCTTTAGCCATAGACTCCAGTTTCTGCTCCATCTTTTGCAATTCTTTTGCATCTTGAGCAAGAGACTTCAGCTCGTTCTCAACCTTCATTAAGATACTTGCTTGTGCTTGTGCGCCTTTTACAAGTTTGTCGTACAAAGCATCTGCATCTTGCATTGCTGCTAACTGAACTCGTTTTGGTTCATCGGCTAATTTAGCCATCACCTTATTTAGCGATATTCTTTTCATATCAAGTTAACTATATGTGTTTGTTATTGTTAGTTTTTTAACGCTTCCTTGATTATTTGAGTAATAGCATTGAGTTGCTCCGCTGCATCTTTCTCTGGGTCTTGTTTACTCGCCTCAACCTTGTCTACGAAGTAGCCCTCAATAGAGAAGCCCTTGACCTTACCGCTCTTCACATAGCCTTCCCATAACTCATCGTTAAGTATCTTCATACTCACCATCCAAGTTCCTACAGGTAAGTCCATACCATACATACGGCTCTTGTCTTGCTCACCTTCAATAATCCAACTCTCTACAACACTTGTGCCTTGAACATCCATTTGGTGTTCTAATGTGGCTTTGTTTTGGTTGCCGTTGATGAAGAACAATTCACTTGCCTTTCTAACCGTGTCCCCAGAGAAGTAGATGTAATACTCATCTTCACCGCTTCTACGATAGATAGGTTTGTTAGGAATAAGTGCTGCACCCATTAGGATACGCTTCTCCTTGTCAATGGTTTTTAACTCAATCTTGGGTTGCTCATCTTTTAGAGCAACGAAGTCCTCTTCTATTGCAGGTGACTCTACTACCGAAATAGCTTGAATACCTGCCTGTAGGCTTGACTCGTCTAATAATAGTTCTACGATTCTCATTATGGGAATGATACTTGGTTAATTCTGTTTCTGTCTAATTCTTGTTGTGAGGTAACATCACTACCTACGACATATGCTTTTACAGGGTTGCGTTGCAACGACTCTAATATAGCGTTCTGTCCACCTGCACCTACGATGTTGAATTGTGGAGCAGTAGATGGAGCAGTACCCCCTTGAGGGATGTTCGTGTCTACACTACCACTCGCTTGGAATTGTTGCCTTGCAATGGTAGCAATCTGTGCTGCTCCTGCGGAGGCTGCAATACCTGCCTCAACAAACTGCGCTCCTGTAGCTAACTTAACAGGGTTACCTCCTGCCGTAAGTGCCGCAGTAACGGCTTGTGCAGTATTAACTACCGCTTGGCTAATACCAAGTGCCTTGTTTATTTGAAAGGCTTTCTTTGCTTGTTCTTCGTTGCCCGATAAGAATGCTTGTGCAAGGTCATTAAGTGCGCCTATGGCATCACCTGTCATCTGTAGTCTTGCTTGTTGAACACCTTGTTCAAGGTCTCGTCTCTTTTTAGCTTCCTCACCTAATTGTAATGTGCGCTGCGATTCAAGAATCTCCATCTCACTAACCATATCTTGGTAGGATTGTGTACCTTCTGTATATAGCCCCTTTTGGAGTTCTAATGCAGCAAGTCTACTGTCGTACAACTTCTTATTTAACTCTTCCTCAAGGTCAAGTTGATTATAGATATTGGCTTCTGCTGCAATAGCAGCTTCTGCTTCTATCTCTGCTACCTCTTGCTCTGTCTCCGCTTTACTAATCAACAAATCAATAGCCTCTCTGTCAAGTGCATTTTGATTCATCTTATACTCCGAACGGAAACCATCTACTTGGGCTTCAATAGCTGCAAGTTCATTAGTGGCTTGGATGTGTTCCTTCTGAAACTCAATGTTGTCTTTGTCAAGTGCTAACTGACGAGCCTTTGCAGCTACAACCTTTTGAGCGTTCTCAAGCATTACTCTTTCTTGCTCGTCAAGGACTGCGCCTAACTCTTCGTTAGCCTTCTTGCGTTGCTCAATAGTTAAGGTTTCGTCATCTCGTACTTGGCGGAGTTTCTCCGCTTGTCTATCGTACTTCTCAATCAA